TGGGAGCAGGTATGGCTACTTTAACAGATAAGGGTGATACATTAGCTCAAGAAAAAGCAGATGCTCAAGCTCAAATAAAAGCGTTTAATGAACAAAGAGATAAAGTAGATTTGTCTGATATATATGGTCAGCATCTAAAAAATCAACAACAAAAGAAAGAAGATTTTAAATTTTCTGATATATTTAAACGTAAAGACAAACCTGAAGAAGAAGTTGTATATGACACAAGCACTGTAAAACAGCAAGTTCAACCAACAGTAGCTACTCAAACAATAAGCTCGGATATAAATAAAACGGATGACATTAGAGAACAAGAAAGAAAAGATGCAAGAGAGCAGTTTCAAAAAGATATAGAAGAACAAAAAAGTCAAGGTAATGTATCGGCTCAATTAAAAACTAAAGAGGGTGAACTTGATGCATTTAACAAAGGTGGTATAGCTACAAAAGCAAAGCCTAAAAAGAAAAAGAATATGAAGCGTGGTGGATTAGCTTCTAAAAAATAATCTACTGTTGGCTACTCACACCCCCAAGTGGCTACTATGACCCCAACAAAGGAGAAAGAAAATGGCTGAACAAGCTATGGTAAAAGAAGTAAAAGCAGAAAAGAAAGCATTTATGGCAAAGCCATATAGCAGAGATGAGCAGATTAAAAAAGACGAAGAAGAGCTTGAAAATCTAAAAAAACAGCAGAAAGGTGAAATAGAAAAAGAAGAAACCAAAGAAGAGGTTGAACCTGAAACTGCTGAAGAAAGAAGTTTTAAAAAAAGATATGGTGACTTACGTAGGCACTCACAAAAACAAACTGAAGAACTAAAAAAAGAACTAGATAGTTTAAAGAAACAACTAGAGTCTTCTACAAAGAAAGAGATTAAGTTACCTAAAACAGAAGAAGAATTAGAAACTTGGGCTAAAGAATACCCTGATGTTGCAGCTATTGTAGAATCTATTGCAATTAAAAAAGCAAAAGAAGAAGCTAAAAACTTAGAAGATCGCATGAAAGAGTTTGAAGAAATGCGAACAGAAGCTACAAAAGAAAAAGCTGAAGCAGAGTTATTGAAACTACATCCAGACTTTACTGATATTAGAGAAGATGATGAGTTTCACCAATGGGCAGATGAACAACCTAAGTGGGTACAAGACGCTTTGTATGAAAATAGTGCAGATGCTAGATCAGCAGCAAGAGCTATAGATCTATATAAAGCAGATAAAAATATACAGACTAAAAAGAAATCTACAGATAAAGATGCCACAAAAGTTATCAACACTAGATCTGAAAAAAGTAAACCAACTACTAATGAAAAAAGCACATATTTAAAAGAGTCACAGGTTCAAAAGATGAGCACTCAAGAATATGAAAAAAGATCTGATGAAATAATGGAAGCTATACGTAGTGGTCAATTTATTTACGATATATCTGGTTCAGCTAGATAGGAGTAGATATGTCACACGGAAAAATTTATACTCCTAAAAAGGATGAAGAATACATAGCACCTTTTGGTCCTGTAATGGGATACAAAAAAATGACACCAGCTTTTGTGCGAAAGATGAATGAAGCCATGAGTCCTGATCTAGCAGATTGGTCAGACAAACTTGTTGGTAAAGTAAAACAAGAACTAAAGTTTAATGAAGAGATAGAAAAACTTTGGAACGAAGAGTTTGGACACTTTATAGGCAGACTACATAACTATGTAGAGTACAGACATTCGTTTGGTACAAAAGCGTTAGATAGCAGTAAATTTGATTATGGTGTACAAATAGCATCAGGTTGGTTTGTTAGACAATTTGAAAACGAATACAACCCATTACATATACACACAGGTTCTAGAATGTCTTGCGTTGGATATTTAAAATTACCTAAAGGTATAGATAAAGAATGGGAAGAAGACTATAAAGATCACCATCCTGCAAACGGACATATACAGTTTGCTCATGGTACACCATCAGGATATAGTCAAACAAATTTTATGGTTAAACCAAGAGTAGGAGACTTCTATGTATTTCCTGCTGAATTATTTCATTGTGTTTATCCATTTAAGACTAAGGGAGAAAGACGTTCCTTTAGTGTCAACTTTAGTTTTATTGAAGTTCCAAAACAAAAAACTGTTGACAAATAACAATTTGTAGGTATAACTACAAGCAAAGTATAGCCTTGCCCATAGAAATATGCAACCAAGTTTATATTTAATTAGCAAATTCCAGTAATACGAGAAGAACACTCTATTATGTTTAAGCCCAATCTTTGAATACGATTGCAACGTATTTTAAGTTTGCACCTTTAACAGTAGACCTCTAATGGTATGGTACTTTGCATCTGTTTAAGTAAAAGATAGGAGAATTAAAATGGCTTTTACTACTGCGGCAGGATATGGAAATTTACCTAACGGAAATTTCTCGCCAATTATCTATTCTAAACAGGTACAACTTGCTTTTCGTAAGGGTTCTGTTGTAGAAGCGATAACAAATTCAGACTACTTTGGTGAAATTGCAAACTTTGGAGATACAGTTAAAGTAATCAAAGAACCTGAAATCACAGTCAAGTCATATGCTCGTGGCACAACTATTTCACCACAAGACATTGACGATGAAGAGTTCTCTCTTACCATTGACAAAGCAAACTATTTTGCATTTAAAGTTGATGATATTGAAGAAGCTCATTCGCATATTAACTTTCAATCACTTGCATCTGATCGTGCAGCGTACAGATTGAAAGACCAATACGATCAAGAAGTATTGGGTTACTTAGCTGGTTTTAAACAATCATCATTGCATAGCAATGCTGACACTGTTAATACATCAGTAAACGGCTCTAAAGCTGTGACAACATCTTCTAGTGGTTCTAACTTAGTTGGTGCAGAATTATTGGCTTCAATGTCACTTGATTCCTCTGACTTTACACAAGCTGATGGTACTGCTGGTAGTGCAAATCAAGCTATTGGTCTTGAGCCAAGAGCAGGTGGAGCAACAGCAGCTAAGAGTGGAACAACAGGTAATGCATTTCCATTACAAGTTATTGCACGTATGTCACGATTGATGGATCAACAAAATGTTGACTCAGCTAACAGATGGCTAGTTCTTGACCCTGTATTTATTGAAATACTAAAAGACGAAGACTCAAGACTGTTTAACGCAGACTTTGGTGGAAACACAGGTGGTCTTCAAAATGGTATGGTGATAAATAACTTACATGGTTTTAAAGTTTATTCATCTAACAACCTTCCGTCTGTAGGCACAGGTCCTGCGACAACAGGTGGTCAGAATGCTTCAAACTTTGGAATTATTGTAGCAGGTCATTCATCGGCTATAGCTACTGCTGAACAAATCAATAAGACAGAAACTTACAGAGATCCTGATAGTTTCGCTGATATTGTTCGTGGTATGCATTTGTATGGCAGAAAGATACTTCGCCCTGAAGCTATCGTAACTGCTGCATATTGCTTAGCGTAAGGGAGATTAGATTATGGCATTAGGCGACAATACAACTTCCGTTGCTAGAGGTATGGGTGCAAGAGGTAGACAACCTTACTTTGTTCAGCATGAGCTTAATTTTGCTACTGCTGTTACAGATAAAGGCACTGCACTTGCAGCTGGTGATGTTATTCCGGGATTAACTATTCCTGCTAACACACTTATTTTACACGCAGGTTTTGAAGTTACTGAAGCACATGCAGGTACTTCAACTGATGTAGAATTAGACTTAGGTATCACAGGTGGAGATCTTGACAACTTTGTTGATGGTTTTGACTTTGATGCAGCTTCTGTAGGTGCTTATGCTCCTACTCCTGCGGCATATAATCCTGTGATTGTGGGTGGAACATCCGATACACTTGACATTGAAATTCAAGCAATGACAGGCACAACAACTGGTGGTAAGATCAGAATGTTTGCTACATTGTTGGATATTGATGACATTGGCACAATGACTGCTGATGAAGTAGATAGAGATACATTAGCGTAACTCACACATAATAGAGGGCAGGGAAACTTGCCCTCTTATAACTAGGAATTTATTATGGGATATGAAGTAAGAAGAAGAGTAAATGCTTTTGTAGATTTAAGTTCAACTGATCCTACTACACTTTATACATGTCCTACAAACAAAACAGCAGTAATTAAAGAAATATTTATTTGTAATGTTGATACAACAAATAGCACCGATATAACGATAGCAATTACTGACACATCAGCATCTACTACTTTTAATTTAATTAAAACTAAGACAGTTGCTAATGATGATTTTTTAAGATTAGATAGTGCAGACATTATATTAGAGTCAGGAGATATAATAAAGGCACAGGCAAGTGCTGTAGACGATTTAGAAGTTTCAGCTTTTATTGAGGAATATCCTGACCCAATGAGGTAAACATGTCAGTAACAACTGCAATGACAACATCTTTCAAACAAGAGTTACTTCAAGGCTTACATGATCTTGATGGACACACTCTTAAACTAGCTCTAATTAAATCAGGCGAATCAGGAACATTTGGAGCTGCTTCCACAAATTTTTCAAACATAACAGACTCATCAGATGAAGCATCAGGTACAGGGTACTCTAGTGGTGGTGCAACTTTGGGAAGTGTGGCTATAACAACAAGTGGCACAACTGCTTTCGTAGATTTTGCAGATGTAAGTTTTAGTAACTCTACAATATCTGCATCAGGTGCAATGATATATAACTCAAGTGCAAGTAATAGAGCAATAGCAGTAATTAGTTTTGGTGGAACAGTAGCATCTACGGCAGGTACATTTACAGTGACTATGCCTACAGCAGATTCAAGTAACGCAATTATAAGATTGGCATAAATGGCTTTAGTAGTAAAAGACAGAGTAAAAGAAACCACTACTACTACAGGTACAAGTACGTATACGCTTGGGGGAGCAGTAACAGGTTTTGAAACCTTTACTTCTAATTTAAGTAATGCAGATACTACCTACTATGTATGTACAGATGG